GACGGCATCTGTGGTGTGATCCACTACAGAAGTGATTGCTGCGGACGATGCACCCGTGGAAGGCTCAATGGGCGGTACGGTTTTGCAACCGTGTGCTAGGGCTAGAACTGCCGCTGCGAGTGTAAAGATACGCAATGATTTCATATGGGTATTTAGGCTAGTGACCCCTTGCCATAAATACTCTTATGTTCCGTGAGCAGCCCGACGAAAAGCGCGAGTTCATCAGGACGCACATCTACAGATTAGGTGAAGAGATCTCGCCAACGCTCCTTTTTCAGATCACCGCGAAAGATAGTCACAGGTATCAGGGCGAGGGGTGGCGTGAAGTCATGGTGTCGATTCAGCACCACCGAGACAAGTTGTACATACGCTACACGGGTATCAATACAGGAGGGATACGATATGCCACGCAGAAACGCAATAGTGAAGCCGAAGAGACCTCAGAAGTCAACCCCATCCTTAAAGCCTTCGGACAAGCGTTCAAGGTATTCCGTAAAGGGCCCTCGTAAGCCCGCTGCACCACGGAAGCCCCGTCCTTAAGCCTTGCTGACATCGAAAACATCGAATACGAAATTGACTGTCGCTGTCAAGACAGACGGTTCGTTTTCAGTATGCGATAGGGTGAATCCCGATATCTGCGTGGGGATCAGGTTCTGAAAATTCATGACCAACACGGGCACCTTCTTGTTGTCTAGAAAGAACAGTTTGCCGTAGTTGATCGTGGTATCAGTATCTGGCGCAATTTCCCTGAAGTCGCGGTAGGGTACTCCCGACCGCATCCACCTGACCATCTCCATGTAATTGCGGAAGTTCTCATCGATGATGAATCGGATCGAGATGTCCGAGGATGCCCTGCCACCTGGAAACTTGATGTCGTTGGCGGCAAACAGATGGTTGTATACGCTTGGAGTGGATGTCAGATTCGGTGTCTGTGCCGATGTGCAGAAGTAAGTGACATTCGGAATCTTCTCGCACACGAAGCGGTAGTTGGTGCTTGCCGCCAGATTAGTGTTGATCGGATTATTGGCAAGCGAACCGAAGTTGGTCAGTTCGGGCAACCAGTTTTTTGCATTGGGTGATGCCATCAGAACTCCTTGATGTCGAACGAGGTGAACTGGAAGGTTGCATCACATGTGATGAACGGTGCGTCAGCCACCGCAGAGTTCATCGGGATGTTGCTCAAGCCCGTGATCATCAATCCATCAAACATGACACGCGCCACGGGATGCTTCTTGTTGTCCAGTATCAGCAACTGACCCGAATCCGTGATGAGATTCATCATGCGGGCTTGCGAATTGTCCTGAAAGAATCCGTAGTAATTGAGCGATTTGCGGAACCAATCGGACATCTCAAACCAGTTGCTGAAGTCCTCGTTCACGATGAACTTGACCGATAGGTCGCCATGCTCAATCTTGTTCCCAAAAAACTTGGCTTGGGCTGCAAGGGGAATCGGAACCCGAATCGGTTCCATCGTCATGGATGGGAACGATACCTCAGTACAAAAGTAGACCGCCGACCTTACCTTCGGAATCATCAATCGAAAGTTGGTAGAGAACGCAGGGTTCGTGTTCAACGGCTGTCGATTGATCCCACCATGCACGATGTCATCGGGTATGTTGTTCATCGGATGTATTTAGACCCAAAATGAAAGAGTGGGGTCTTTCGACCCCACCCTTCTGTGTGTAACACTCTCTCTACTAGGTATCAGAACAGGTTGGTGACCTTCACGATGCGGTAGTAGATGTTCTTGCGCGTAGCGGCCGAGGAGTACGGATCGGAAACCGATGCGCCGTCCTTGATCGTAGCGAAGGGGTTGTTGACAAGACCGTAACGGGTCTTGAAGCCAATCTTCGGCTGGAACGAGTTCTCACCGACTGCGCGTACCATCTGTAGGGGGACATATGGGCAGTAGAACATGCCTGCGTCATATGCGCTGGAACCCTTATAGCCCGCCATGAAGAAGTCATACGAAGTGGTCATGGACGAGTACGGATCAATGTAGACGCGCAACTTGCCGTTCAGCACACCAGCGAAGGTGTTGCCTGTGTCATCGACATTCAGGTTGGTGCTGAGGGCGGGAGCATAGTCCAGAACGCCAGCCATGCTCAGAGCCGAAGCAACATCCGAGGAGCAGACAATGAAGTTGCCCTTTCCACGGCGTGTTTCCTTGGCGATCTGATTGCACTCACGCTCAATCTGGAACAGCAGACCCTTGAACTTCTCAACGCTCCAACGACCGTTGGAGTCAACATTGAGGTCGAAGACACCCTGTGTCTGAGTCGTGCCGCTCTTTGCACCCAACTTGGCGTTGTTGTAGATCACGCGAACGACTTCGCGGTTGATCTCAGCAAGGATTTCGCTGGACAGGATGTTGGCGAGTTCGGTCTCAGCGTCGAGGCCGTGGATCGCCTTGAGATCCTGAGCGAGTTCCATCGTGTACTCAGCCTTGAGGGCGCGGGTCTTTGCTTCGACCGTTGTCTTCTCGATGCTGAATGCCATCTGTGGGAACGGGTTGGCTGCGCTATCACCGAGTGCTTCACCCTTGTAGGTGGTGTAGCCAGGTGTACCAGCAACGCCCGAGGGAGTGCCGAGACCGCTGACTGGATCAACGCCAGCCTGCGAGAACGGATCGGTTGTGTCACCGAAGCCCTGAGCGGTCGAACCGCTGGAACCCGAGCCACCGAAAGCGGTATCGGCTTCCTGATAGAGGGCTTCCGATCCACCCTGATTGATGTAGCGCGAACGCATTGCGAAGATAAGCCCTGTCGGGCCGCTCATCGGCTGAACGCCGCAGATGTCATAGGCGATCAGGTTCGGCATTGCGCGACGAACGAGGCTGATCAGGATCGGATCCCAACGAGCAACATTGCCGCCGTTTTCTTGACCAACCGACTGTGCGCCGCTGAAGTTGGAGGGGGCTGCTTCCTTGAGGTACTGCTCCTGGTTTTCCAGTAGCATGGTTGTAACTGCCTTACGGTAGTTGTCCTTGATTGCGGGTAGATCCGCATGCTCAAGGATGGGTTGCCACTTCTTCTGAAGGGCTTCTGAAATGGTGAGTTCCATTATGGATTCTCCTTATTGGTGTTGAAAGTGAAACTAACGGATATTTAGCGTTGTTGCTATTTACCTTTTGGAAATGCGGCTGAGTGTGTTGGCGTATGCCTTCATCGACTCGCTGAGATTTTCAATCTGACCGCCGATTGAGGTCTCATCAATGGTCTCTTCAGCAGTAGCAGCAATTTCCTCGGTGAGGACAGGCTTGCTCTTTCCGCTGAAGTACGACTCCTTGATGATCTCCAACTTGCTGCGGACATCTGTCTCCTCGCCATCAAGGGTAACCCCTTCAGCGAGAGTGCGGAAACGCTCCTTCTGAGTGACTGTCAGGTCAGAAGCCATCTCATCGAGAATTTGCTCCCGACGATAGTCCTTGACCTCTTCGACCAACTTGACATTCTTCATGATCTCCTCGTCAAGACGAGCCTTCAACTGCTCGGCAGTCTCTGCCATCTTGTCAGCCAAGTCAACCTTGGCTTCGGGAACCATGATGTCATGCTCAACAAACAGGCTGCGTAGACCGCTCATGAACTCTTCAGCGACCTCGGTGCGGATGCCCTTCTCGACAGCGAGACGGTTCTCACTCAGCCACTCTTCGATGACATAAGAGAGATACGAGTCCAACTGCTCGGTGAGGGCAGTCTTGCTCTCTTCGATGCTTGTGGTGAGACGGTTGCTGTACTCCTCTTCCAACTCAGCACGGATCTCTTCAACGCGCTCATTGAGAGCAGCCTCAAAGATGGTCGATGCCTTGGTCTTGAAGTTCTCGCTCAGTTCTTCGCCATCGAACATGGCAGTCATGTGGACATCGATGTCCTCACGCATAGCCTTCTTCGCCTTGACGCTGGCGGTCAACTTAGCCTTAGAGTCGCCGTTGGCGGCACCAACATCGACGGGGCCTGGAATGGATGCACCCTTGCCTGTGCCGTCCTTGTAGAGTCCACCGAACTTGCCGCTGCCTGCACCCGCCTTGGATGCATTGGCGACCTTGCTGGTCTCCTCTTCTTCCTCTTCCTCTGCCATGCCCTTCTTGGAAGCAAGATTCTTCATCTGCTTGTTCTTTGCGCTATTCGCATCGTCTTCGGTGAGGGAATCGGTTTCCTCTGCGGTGACCTCTTCCTCATCGAGGATGACTTCTTCGATTTCCTCGTTCTGATAATCCATGGGGTTCTCCTTGGTATTGGTTATTTATGCACCTGTAACATTAGGCTTACAACTTATCGATGAATCGCTTGAATGCGTTCACCATCTGCTCCTCCAACTTCCGAGAGGAAGCCTTGCGGATGGACTGCTTGATTTCATCAATTTCTTTTGCGACGAGCAGCCCGTTTTCAAAGATCCATTCACGACCTTCCATCACGCCCCGCACAAATGCCTCAGGAGCGGAGGGATCAGCGACAATGTCTGCTGCTGTGGAAATACGGAAATCGTCCTTCACATAGTTCGCGCCATTCTTCTCTTCAAGTGAGCCTACGCCACGGGACGAGACACCCAACTTGGCACCCTCGTCCATAAGATTCTTTACGATCTTGCCATATGGGGTATCCATGATTTTGGCTTTGCCGTAGAAGTTCTTGCCATCAGGAGCGAGTTCCGAGATCATGTGCGAGACGCGCTCTAGGTTGATGGTCGGCCCTTCGGGGTGACCCAACTCACCGAACGCTCTCTTTTGCTCAACGAACTCTTTGCGGTACTGTTCGACCTTGTCCTTGAGCATCTTGAACTCATAGACACGACCGTTACGGTTCTTGATGTCGCCCTGTAGGAAGGTGCCTTCGATGAAATATGACTTCTGACCGTTCTTTTCCTCGGTCAGGATCTCGATGCTCTCGTTGACTTCGCAGATGAGTTTCATCCGAATGCTCCTTTAGATGGTGAATTCCACAAACATGCAGCCATATCCATAAAGACCAGAATTGTTTGCCGCCTGATTATCTAGGGTTACGGTTACTTTTCCGTCTGACAATACCTGTGGGATCGAATATTTGGGATATGCATGCTTATCATTACCAACTGGAGTGCGAACCGTGAGCATGAGGTTGCTCTTATCTGCCGAGTTCGTATGGATTGCAGTTCCACCCGATGCAATCGACCAACAGGTATAGTTCGCTGCGCCCGCAGCAATACCACCCGATGACACCCATATGGCACCAAGTTTTGCGGTTCCTGCCGTAATGCCGCTACTTCCCAACAAATCGCCAAATGCGGAGGCTGTCACCCCGATGGTGATTGGCAAATACCCCGTGATGGCATCTCCCGATACACCGCCTGCGCTGATCAGAAAAACCGAACGGTTGTTCTTACGCAC